CACCCTTGTAATCGCCTGTATTTAAAGGGACTACAATACTAACGTCTGAACTGGCGTCGTGATGCCAAGCTCCCTGCTTTTTATCTTTTAAGTTGTAGTTAGCTATCTGTATGTTTCCGCCTGTAACGTGGCGATTCCATATAGTTACAAGTATTGGGTTGATTAGTGATTGAACTACCTGCATCAATGAAATATATAAATCTGGACATTTTTCGCTAAGAACTATCTCTGGTATCTGTCTTAACTCGTCTTCTTCTGGATTAGGGACAAATGCAAATTCTTTTTGCATGTTATCTATTTCATCTAATAATATTTTACAAAACTTGTCAGAAAACAAAGGAACTGTATAAACATCCTTTAATGGTTCTTGTATGACACTTTGTAAAGGTAGTTTTTCTGGATTGTTTGTACCTTCGCTTTTATAGAAATCTACTATATTGGGTATAGATGCTTTTGCTTTTTTTAAAGTATCTTTGTTAACAAACCAATCAGAGGGAAATCCAAGCAATAAATTTTTTAGCTTGTATGAGTCTTCCTGTATCTTTTGTTTTGCAAACATATAAAAATATCCTAAATTTTAAGCTACTGTTATATTTACTGCTATATCACCTTCTGTTATAACAGAAACAGCACCTAAAGAAGCTGTAGCCTTAAAACCATTATTGGGTGAGTTAGGTGTATGAAGCTGAGTCCAACTGTTCCCTATATAAACTTGCAACACTCCTTGAGAAGTATTCCAGATTACATCACCTTCTAAAAAGTTTAATTGCGCAATTTCTGTTTCGTTGAACTGCGGCGTTCGATTTGGATCGAACTGTCCTAAGTTTAACTCAAGAATCCTAACTAATCTATTAAAAATTTCAGGAGACATCTCTCCCTGAGCAAGCGGAAGGCTAGTTTCTAATAACTTTGCCACTATCTTCTGCCGTCTGGTTTAATATCTAATCTGGTAGCTCCTAGTCTCCAACCTACGTTATCGTTACCATCTGAGTCGTCATCTGACTCTACCCTAAATACAGCTTGACGACTTCTTGCTCTTAAACTGACTTGCCCAGTTGAAGATCCTACGGAAGATGTAGAACTGGTTGACAAGGATTCTCCAGGGTTGTTTCTAGTTTTTAAAACAAGATTTACTTTACCTGAGTCTGAATTAGCTAAGAATTTTAAATCTGGGAACATTCTTTGTATGTAAGCAAACTGCTCTCCCTCACCCACTTCAAAGTCTGAGCTTTCTATAAATACGTTAGTCATAGGACTACCATCATCGTTAAAGCCATCTTCTTGCTCAAACAAGTATCCGTTATAAGTAGCTCTAGGGTAGTTTTCAATACCACTATCAAGCCAAGCATGTCTTTCTAATTGGCCGTAATACCAAACGTTATCTTCGTAGTTATAGATAACATATCTGTCTATTTCTGTTGCACTTCCTGAACAATAGAACCAACCCACTTCAGACTTCTCAGTAATAGTAAACGCATGTATTTTAAATGATTGACTTAGGTTTATATCCCCATATACGTAATTATGAACGCTGCAAGGTATTTTTTGTACGCTACCTGTATATGCGTAAAAGTTTGTTGAAGACATCCAATAAATAGATTGAGCTGAAGTAATAACAGCCTTTGGTCCTATAAGTCCAGTACCCTCGTTAATAAGGTTAACTGCAAATGTAAAAGGTGGTCCAACAAACTGCATACTGTATAAAGCAGTATCAGTCCATATAAGTATTTCTTGTCTAGATTTTGTAGCGCCAATAATAGACGAACCAGAAGAAAGTCTTAAATCTCCAGCAGTATTGGTAATCAAAGGCTGGAACTCCAAGTCATTTTCTTGATCGCTAAAGGATATAAGCATCGGATCTATAGTCCCAGTCCTTGCTCCTCCTGATACTGAGTCTGAACCCAATACAATTAAATGCCTATCTTTCTCTGAGGTAATAACTTGCAAGCCTACTGTTGGAACTAGGTTAGCTCCAGATACAGTAGAAAGATCTACAGCTCTTGTTGTAAGGCCGTTATTTTCTACCCATCTATATATACCACCAGCCCTAGGGTTTATTATAAGGTTTTCGCCAAAGTGATCATGTGTCCAAAGTCTTAGCTGGTTAGTAGCAGACAAAGCTGTAGTAGAGCCAAAAGTTCCTTCACCCCAAGTACCAGAACTCCAACCAGTACCAGTAATATAAACATCTAAACCTACATTAATTTGGTAAACCCCATCTACTCCAGATCCTCCATTTCCAGTATCTGAACTGTTTGCTACAACCTCATTTCCATCAGTATCTTTTGCTACAAAAGTATATGTATTAGTGGTAACAGATGTTATTTGATATTCTTGATTTAATACTTCTGCTGTTATTAATCCACCTAAAGAAACGGCTCCTGTAAAGGTAACAAAATCATTTATAACTGAACCATGCCCAGTATCAGTTGCTGTTATAGTAGAGCTGCCGTTAGTAGCAGAAAAAGTAACACCATCAGTCGTAGTTTTTCGTATGGGGGTAACATCTGAGTAACTGTCTCCTTCTCTAATATAATATTTCCAGGTAGTTCCTACTCCTAAATACTTGGTACCTCCCAAAGAGTTCCAAGCATGTAAAGCTCTAGCAGTTCCTAAATAACTATTAGAACTATCTTTTGACCAACCGCCAAACTTTTCTGGTCTACCTTTTCTAAAACGTACAAGATTTACGTCAAACCAACCGCCTGTATTATCGTATTCAGTTCCTTCTCTATTAATACCTGGTTTAAATACAATCTTGCTAAGTGGCATTAGTTACACCTCATGCCATTCTTTGCCTTCAAACAAAAGGGCTTCTGCTTCTCTTCTTCTGATAAGTCCTTGTAAAACCTTACCACCTGCTTTATTCCAGCGCTTTATTTGGGATGGAACATCATCATATTCTTTATTGTTTAATACTTTTAACATAGTAGAAGCTTTTAAGTTAGCTGGTCCTAAGTTAAATACCCAGCTTACCAAGGCATCAAATTGATTTTGTTTTAAATCAACAGTTACTGCATCTTTTACATAACCTTCATACTCTTCCATTTCATGTAAAAGCAGGTTATCTGCTTCTTCTTGAGTAATGGTGTCGCCTTCTTTAACGCCTTTGGTTGAACCATATCCTATTGTTAAAACTCCTGCTGCGCACTTGTAAGCCTCTAGCTCGCAACCTTCAAACTTTTTAATTAAAGATAATCCTTCTTGGGATATGTTCATATTAATAATCTCCCCAAACTTTTGCTTTTTTACCACCATGGTATTCAACTGCGTGTCCTTCTTCGATGAGGATTTGGCAAATATCTTTACCATCTTCTGTATAAGGGATGCCAAGTATTCTGCCATATTTACCTTTTCCTAGTGATTTAACTTTTAATTTACCACAACAAAGTTCTTTTAGCCTTTCCTTTGCTGCTAATCCTAATTTTTTTTCAGCCAAGTCTCTTGTTCTTGACTCTGGTGTATCAATTCCAGCTAGTCTAACCCTTTGCTTATGAAGCTTGACGTCAAAGCCTAAATCAAGCGAACAGTCGAAGGTATCACCATCGACTATTCGTTCCAAAATCGCATTATATACAAACGCGTCTGGTGCATTAGACATTATTTATCCTTAGCCTTAAGAATGTTTAACGCAAGTAAATCTATAAATTTGTATAGTTTACCAATCCAAGCATCGTCTTTAGGTGTTGGAGTGACTGCAGCTATAATTGAACTAGCAGTTACAATTGCTGTTACCCACATCACCATATTGCTTATAAAATCCATATTATCCTCCCTTGAATATTAATGGTTCATTGATTTTAACAGATTAATTATCGTTTTTGCTAACTGTTACTTTTCTATAATAGACGACAACTTCTTTAAGCTCATTAATATAACGTTTTAATTCTTGCATGTTATAGGCCATCAACTCATAATCTGGTACTGACATAGCAACAAATACTACCTGTCCTTGGTCTTTTTCTATTTGAGTTAAAAATTCTTCTATATTTTTATCTGATACTACATACCAATAAGGATCTTTTAGATCAATCTCCCTAGGCATAATAGG